CCTGAGGCTCATTGAGTTCTCCTTTTAAGTAATAGCCGCGAACAGGGACTCCATCAAAGTAGTCCCCCCCACAACTTTCCCGGAAAGGAACTCCACCAAAGTAACTCTTTTCAGAGTTGACTTCGAACCCGCAGAATGCGAGTAACGGCGAGATCTCAAAGACGGCACCATCCGGGAGGATGATGTCATCTCCAAAGACGAAAACATCGCTACCTAATATGCCGGGAAACCCGGCGCATCGGGAAGCGTGAATCGCCAGAGCGGCAAAAATCACCGTCTCTAACTCGAAAGTGAAACCGTTACCCATGCTCGAGAACTTCTCGAGCTTGACCCATTTCCCGTCGACGTGAGTCTTGGGGCTTCTGAGGCTATCTAACGCCTCAAACCAGGGTCGTGGAAGCAACAACTTGACAAGGTTGTATGCGACCGTGTCGCTTGCATTTGAGAGATCGAGAGTAGCGAACTCTCGCGTAACGCTTGACATACAGGCAATCCGCCTGTGAATGTCTTGCGCGACGTTCAGATCCCACCCAAGGGAATCCTGTGAAGGACTCCTCAGTCGCTGGCGAAGCGACTTTCCTAAACCTAGCTGATAGAAGACATTAATCGACGGCTCGGAAGCTATCGATCTGTCTGTCAGCGCAGTTTTTGGAACGGTGGCGTACCGGTTGCCCGGTACAAACTGAAACTCTCCGTGGCGAGCGCAGAAATCTGCGCCCCACTGAGTACCTAGCCACTGAGGCAGGTACCAGATAGCTCCACGTGTCAGAGTCGGGTTGGTAGACATTTTGTCAGGCAGGGTCGTAAACCTACCTCTGTCGGAGAATGTCGCTCCCGGTCCGAACCTTCCCTCCGTGAGGAGGGGAGGTGCGTAGCCAATGAGGTTTCTGACTATTTTCCGGATCGCCGACAGATGTCGGGTCACCGCTGCATCGACATCCCCGAAGTTTGAAAACTCGGGAAGGTACTTGCAGAGTCTCTCATTGGCCCAATAGCAGGACCGTTCACCTTGTAGCCATTTTTCGACGGCGTTGAGCCGTCGCACGTCGGGAGACGTGGGCAATTGCGGACACTTTTTCAGTATCGCAACCGCGGCAGAGTCCTTTACGAACTCTTTCGCGTCAAGGTAAGAGCGTGGATCGACGGTTTTGCCCGCCAGACCCACCCAGTCTTCTGATTCCAGCATGAGCTGGCATGACAGTGAAACTGGGTTATCTAGGTCCGCCAGAAAGGTCGAGACCAAGTGCTTCACATCGTGTGAAAGCTCTTCCATAACTTCTCCATTAAATTAACGAAAGGAGTTACCTGAGGGCAAAGAAACCCTCAGAACTGCGACAGGTCAGGTCGGCGCATACCCCGCTTGCGCGGAGGCTTTGACCAAAGCGGAAGCCCAGAGGTTCAACCCCTGAGCAATCGCTTCGTTCACATGCGTGAGAGGAATCGCCTGCGGGATCGTGATGATCCCGCTGTAGACGACGCGGTCCTTTGACGAGTAGAGTGTAGTGGTCGAGTCCTGCGCCGCGTAGGGAAAGCTCATGTCGAGCTTAACCTGGCGGGCAGTCTTCGGGCCGTTCCACTTTGTCGCCATCGAAAACGTCGACCGGAGCCCCGTTGGGAGCCCCGCAGCGTTACCGGTGTCCTGACGCCACACAGCAGGAATACCTTCACCTCCCGAGCCAGCGAGCTGGTCGAAAACGATGTCGGTCGTACCGTCATTCTTTTTGACGGTGATGTTCGCCATAACAGGCATTGTCAATCCTTTTAACTAAAGGAGGTTTTGAGAGGTCATTTGACCCTCCCAACCAGCTGTGCAGCCACTGCGGCGGCGTTAGCCGCGCGCTTCCATGGCCACATATGCTGGGGCTTGACGATGATAGCAGATTCAAGTATCTGCGTTTCTCTCACCATAAAGTGGCCCGTAGCGGAGCTGCTCCAAGTGGCCGGACTGTCATAGACATTAAGGTCCTGCCTGAAGCAATCTCGCTTTGAGCCCCAAGTGGTGTACGGTTTCGTCACCGTAAGCCCGTACCATGCGGACCCTGAATTCAGGAACTCTCCGACTGATACGAACCAATCAACCACGAATGAGAAAGGGATAAGTTCCCAAACAACAATCGCTGGGTTGGCTAGCCCAAGGTTGTTGGCGAGATAAAGGTTCGGATTATTAATCGTCACCTCGCACCCCATTGTGCAGAAATCAGTCCCCGTAACCGTTCTCCGAGTGTAGATCAGAGCAGGATTGCTCGTGATCAACTGCACGAAGGCCACGTTGAACCCTTTTGAGGTCTTCACGTGGACGGCTTTGATCGGGGTCTGAAGCAGGTCGATGGACGCATAGATGTCGTTGATCAAGGGTTTCCACCCAAATGACCACTCTAACCACGTATCGGCTAACCTCTTATGGAGGGGCCTATGTGGCCTCTTGGACGAATATCCAAGTGCATCCATCATCTCGAACGGGTTCCTTCGCAGGAGTGCCCGAGTAAATCGAGAGACCTGTTGCAATCTCCGGATCATCATTTCCAGAGATTGGCTATATTCCGCGAGATTCACTGCCCAAAGAGCCTGATCAGAGACCTTTCCCCGAAGGGTCGAGTTCGCGCTATTGATAGCGTACTGATATGAGCTCCGACTATTCGACAACCAATTGCCGAACATATCGCTTTCCCCATCATGGAACCCTGTTCGGGTTGACTTGATGATTCGGCGACTCCACCCCGTATACGGGAGTGGACGGTCGATAGGCTGACTTTGCCGATAGCGGTTTTGCTTCTTTTGGTAAAGAGAGCTAGACGTGCCTACGGTAATCAGCGTCGGACCGGTTGTGGGTAGTGCCATGGTGATGAAATCCAAGGAGGAGAGTTATGTATTCCTCCCCCCAACTACTATTCTTGAATAGTAGAACGCGCTTCGAGAGAAGGACCAGCTTGTTAAGCTGATCTGTTTCGGAACAGCCCGCACATCGTCGATGATGCGCCGAAACACGAGAGCTGCGACTTTCTAAAAGGTCGCTAAGGGATAAGAAATTCCCGCTCTGAAGATGCCCCGTGAGGG